CTTATCTAATTACCATTGGTATGCTTATGTGGGCATTGCTTTTACAGGCCTTGTATGGCTGCCTTTTTGGGTATACATCACAGTGCTACGTTTTAAACAACCTAAATAGTTTTCCACAATAGTATCTCGTAACATTTTTATACATAGATTTGTGACATGCGACATATTACTGTAAGATTTGATTTTAGGTTTAATACTGCTCTGGGGGTGTTGTCGCATGCACCTCTGGAGCTTTCTTATTTTAGATGAGTAACATCCATTACCTGAGTAAGTCAAAGCTCAGTAACCAATGACTACACTTGCATCATATCAATGCTTGGAACGAGTAACTACTCTTTTAAGAGTGAGGCAGTTTGTTTTTCTTGGGGGAGCTTTTTCTTTTCTTTCTTTTTCTTTTTACCTTTTTTCTTTTTCTTTCTTTTCTTTTGTTGATGTTAATTAACTATAGCTATAGCTTAGCTAATAAGCTAACTGCTTTAAGCTAATAGCTAAAGCTTATTACACTAATAATAGTACTAATCTTACTAAACTATTACTAATATTACTAATCTTAATTAAAAATGAGTGACAATAACTATAACTTTTTGAAGGCACAAGTGAAAATGTTTAATCCTAACTGGAGTGAGGCACAAGTAGATAAAGAATGTGAGCGCATCTTAAATGCAGGTGAGGGTGGAGAGGATGAGGGCTGCCTTTATTGTGGATCATGATATTGTGCCTCCTACTCAGAAATGAGCGCCACAGGAGAGCCCATTGGAGGTGAGAGCTACACTATTCCAATTAGCTGTATTAGATACTTAGGGACTGCTAATACAAAAATACCAAGCTAAAGTCGGGTATTAAATCTAAAAATATTGATATGCATAAACCAAGAATAAAAGAGATATACATGCTCACTAAGCAAGAATTGATAAATGGGATTTGTGATATTGAGGATTATGCTCCAATTATTGCAGGTTTAATTAGAGAGCAAGATTTTGAGGCTTGCGAAGGAATTAGATTGGCTGTTGCAGAATACGGAATAAGCTTAACAATACCCGAAGAAGAATGATATTAATACCAGCACAACTTGAAAGCGTAGGCACAAGAAAAGATAAGACTCTTAAACTTACTTTTGGCACTAACGAGCTCACACCGGCACAAGCAGCTGAGCTATTTGGCACAGCCAACCAATTCGGTTATTTAGCTTTTAAAGATGAGAGCTTCAGACGTGAAGAGTTAGATGCAGTAGAAAGCTTGAAATCAGAGTTGGAAGATACACTTAAGAAACCATCACAACGCTTGAGAGGTATAATGTTTAGAGTTTATGAGGCTGATAACGAAGGTTTTACTACATTTGCTAAATACTATGACTCTAAGATGGAGCAGTTAATAACACATTTTAAGAATAAGTTAGCGTAATGGAAGATTATTTGAAAGTATTAGAACATCATCACCAAGTAGAAACAGGGCACACTGATCTAATTTATTTAGCTGCAGTCTATGGAATAAAAGACCACAACACAGCTTTGTTTATGGACATGCTAAGAGACATTTGCGTGAGAGCTGCTAAGGAATCTCCTGAGTATATTCAGAATAACTTTAATGAATTTTTAAATACAGGCTATGCAATCTCAGGAGCAGAAGAAGAGTGCCAAACTCAGAAGTAAAACAGAGCCAAACATGGAAGAAGACAAAGGACAAAATGTAACTATCAAAAAAGATGCTATGCTTCAGGCACTTACGGCTTCGCTGGGTAACGTAACTGAAGCGGCTGAGAAGATAGGCATAGCACGCAAGACTCATTACGAATGGCTCAAAGATGATGCTGAATATTCAGCCGCTGTAGCTTCGCTTAAGAATGTAGCTTTAGACTTCGCAGAGTCGCAGCTTAAGAAGCTGATGGAGGGAGCAGAGCGCCAGGCACTTACTCATGATGGTGAGGTAGTAACCATTAAGGATGCACCTAACACAAGCGCTGTGATATTCTACCTTAAGACACAAGGTAAGCAGAGAGGTTACATCGAAAGGCAGGAGCTGAGCACTGAGATTAAGAGTATTAACATAACCATAGACGGCACAAACATATGACACCAAAAGAAAAGGCAGAAGAGTTGTTTAATAAATTTGGACATGATGCTTTAAAAGAAGTAGATAATGTGTTAAAAAATATGTCTCTTCCCTTTGGATACATAGGTTATTCAAGCTATGTATATTTGAAAGAAGTTAAAAAAGAAATAGAAAAGCTATGAGCGACAAAATAATAAGCACTAAGTACAGTGATCAAACGCTCGGCACATACGTAGACTTCATGGCGGCAGGTGAAGATACTGTTAGTCAGATTCAAGCTATCACAGGCTTAAAGCGAGATGATATTAGAAAGATTGATGTCACACAAATTGAAAAAATTGTGACAGCCTACGCTAATGGTCTTAAGAATGATGAGAAGGTATTTAAGCAATTCATAGAGATAGATGGTATTAAGTTTGGATTTCATCCTAACCTTAAGAGCATGACCTTTGGAGAGTGGTTAGATTTGTCTGAATTAAGTAAGAACTTCCCTCACCAACTGCCTGAGCTTATGTGCATCTTATACCGACCTGTTACGGCTGAGATTAATATGCAGTACAAAATAGAAGATTATGACAGCGATGTGCATCTTAAGTATGCGCCTCAAATGAGGAAGATGAATTTAGCCAATGTGAATGCTGCGCTGCTTTTTTTTTCGACACTCAGAAACGATTTGCTGAACAATACACCCGCATATTTAGAGCAGGAGCTGGAGAGGCTGAAGAAGGAGATCAGTCAGTTAGCCGAAGAGGTGAAACATTAGCAAGTGTTTATCAATGGTGGCATGTTATCGAAGAGATGGCAGAGAGAGATGTAACTAAGTTCGATGCCATTACTAAAACAAGAGCTTCAACAATCTTCACTCATTTGACCTATGCGATGGACTACGCTAACAGCATGCAACAAAAGCTAACTTAATTTCCACTAATAGATATGAGCACAATCAATTATACTTATAACGTCATTGTAGATAGGTTTAGACAGTTCGCAGCAGGGCATTTCCAACTGCGTAGGTTTACGCATGGAGAGATTAGCCAGGCCGATTTAGAGAAAGAGGCAGAGTGGCCATGGCTGCACGTTAAGCCTCGCGCTATTAACTATTCACCTGGTACTCGTTCGTTTCAATTTGAGATATTCATTAGTGATCTGCCAAGAGACAAAGAAGATAAGACAGGCTACCAAGCAGAATCAATTACTGACTGCTCGCTTATCTTTCAAGACTTAATTAACGAGATATATTTGGGCAATATGTTTGGCTCAGATGCAGTGCTTACTCGCCCTGTAAATTCTGAGCCATTCGTTGAGCAATACACTCACACGCTAACAGGAGTTACAGGAACAATAGAGCTTAACTTAGATTACGATTGGAGCGCATGCAGCATTCCTGCGAGTTGGAACTACAACACTCCAACTGATTCGGGTAGTGATGGATGGGGAGCTTTGCAGTTCATTGAAAGCTTAGATCAGAATGGGGTATTCGTTAGCTTAGATGGAGACGTAGAAGCACCGGGTAACTCTTATTACTATGGTACTAATAGCAGTGGAGTAAAAGGATGGTATCAGCTCATTGACCAAGTGGGTATAACGTGCGAAGACTTACCTGAATGCGCTACCATCATCAGCATCGTTGATGATATCGCAGCGCTTCAGACTGATGTGACAGCACTACAGAGCGACGTTTCTTCTTTGGAGACAAACAAAGTACCTTACACAGGCGCAACAGGGAATGTTGACTTAGGCGAGTTCGAATTAAAAGCAGGGCAATTGTCTTTAGATACATCTCCAACAGGAACGGCAGCGGTTGGAACAACGCGATGGAATGATAGCATCGGTAGTTCAGAGACTACTTTAAAAGGTGGCTCAGTTATCTTAAAGAATGGGGTTGATTTGGTCGCTCGCGTAGTGAACAAAGTGACACCAAACACGACACTAACGAAGGCTGCTTATCAAGCGGTAAGAATCAGCGGTGCGCAAGGTCAGCGTTTAGCGGTAGCACTTGCACAAGCCAACAACGATACGAATAGCGCAGATACAATAGGTGTAGTTACTGAGACGATAGCAACGAATCAAGAAGGCTTCATAATGACTGTTGGAAATCTTGAGGAGATTAACACAACAGGAAGTCTGCAAGGTGAAACGTGGGCGGATGGAGACGTCTTGTATTTGTCTCCAACAACGGCGGGAGCAATTACCAACGTCAAGCCAACAGGAGCAACAGGACACATCGTTGTTATAGGATACGTTGAATACGCTCACGCTATTCACGGAAAGATTTACGTGAAGGTGATGAATGGGTGGGAGTTGGACGAGTTGCACAACGTGTACATTGACACTCCTGTCAACAACAACGTTCTAACTTACGAAAGTTCTACTTCTTTATGGAAAAATAAGACGGTTGCAACGGCTTTAGGTTATACTCCAGTTCCCGAAACGCGAACGCTCACGATTAACGGCACTACGCAAGATTTAAGTGCGAATAGAACATTCACAATCGCAACAGGCTTAACGATAGGCACAACACCAATAACAAGCGGTACTGTTGGCCGTGTGTTGTTTGAAGGAACGGGTAATGTGTTGCAGGAGAGTGCTAATTTCTTTTGGGACAATACCAATGGAAGATTAGGAATTGGAACAACAACACCAACACAAAAGTTGGAAGTTAATGGAGCAGTAAAAACAACCAGTGTACAAGCAAGTGGAATTTCTACACTTTCAACTTGTTTTATGTATGGTTATTTAACTGAAGACAACAACTCAAATAGAATTTATTTAAACGCTAATGAATTAGATTTTTGGACAAATGGTGGAAGTTCTTTGAGAATTACCAAAGCAACTAAAAATGTCCTCATCGGCACAACAACAGACGCAGGGTTTAAGCTCGATGTGAATGGGACGGCGAGAACAGGTGTATTGACTTGCGGAAATATAAATCCAAGTGGTACAACGAATGTATCGGGGATGACTATTTATCAAGGAACAATAGATACAAGTAGCAGTTATGATTTGCGCTTAATTGTTCCAACGGCAGCAAAGGGTGTTGTTGTGTCACAAGATTATAGTTTTCTTTCTTCCGCATCTGCATTGTTAGAAGTAAAATCAACAACGAAAGGTATACTATTTCCTCGCATGACTACAACGCAAAAGAACGCTATTGCTTCACCTGCTGCGGGGTTGGTTGTTTACGATACTACTTTGGGTAAACTTTGTGTTCGTGGAGCAGCGGCATGGGAAACAATAACTTCAGTATAATAAATAAAACAATGGCTAAAATACAACCAATAGTCTTTCCTTTAAACGCAGGAACAGCAACAGAGATGAGTGTACTCATTCTCAACTTCGAAACGAGTGCAACAACCTGCACTACCTACTACGAGTTAAAATCAGAAGCAACTGAGGAAGTGCCTTCGAAGATTTTATCAAACGGTAACTACACGCTAACTCCTGAACAATTCCTCCTATGGGGAGAGGACAACAGTTGGGTAGAGCAATGCGTAGCAAACGCGATAGGAGTAACTATTTTATCTTTCTAACCATGAACTTAACAGAGGAACACTTAAAGCAATTAGACGCTTTTATTCAAGAGATGCCTACAAAGTTTGGCTTGCCACTAATCCAATTCTTTAACAAGATTAAAGAGGAAGCTGAAAAGGAATGAGCATCTTAGCCGAGCTATTTGAACAGGGAGCACTTTACGATGTGCTTTTAGATTTCGGAGAATCCGTTACTGATCGTGCACGCTCTAACATTAGAATACAGCAAACGAGATACGGCAAGAAGCGCAAGGCTAACACTACAGGAACACTTGCAGCTTCACTCTACTATGACATGGATGTAACCGGTACTACTCCATCTATCTCATTTAACTCATCAGCTGACTATGCTAAATGGGTGGAGTACGGAAGGCAAGGTAAGGAGAGTAATTACAAAGGTATAGATACACGATTTGCAGCCAGTGCAGCCAAGCCTCCTGTGGATGCTATCCTTAATTGGATGAACTTAAAGAAGATTAAGCTACGCTCAATAGGCGAGACAGGGCGCAGAACTAAGTTCGCTAAGAGTGCAATAAATAGAGATGAGGCACAGCGCTTAAGAGTGGCTAATGCGATGGCGAAGAGTATTGAAAAGAAAGGTATTGCACCACTGTACTATTGGAGAGAGGCTTACTTAGAGACACTACCTGAATATGGGCCGCAGCTTAACGAGGCAATGGGTGATGCAGTCTATGTTTACATCTTAAATCAAACACGAAAATTAACTAATATTAAACCTGTCTAATAATGGCAATTACAATACATCAGCAGCCATACATCTTTACTGCACTTAAGCAGAAGCTTATAGTAGTGGCTACATCTTCTAACATAGGACAGCCTGGCTTTCGCTATGTGATAGAGGTAAGCAACGGCACTACTACCAATACTTTTTACGTGCAGCCTAACATCAATGGTGCTTTAGTGTTTGACCTTAACCCTGTGGTTAGCTCTGCAATGGATTTAGGAGTGAACACTACAGACGTAGCAGCGAGCTTATTTGGTAGCTACACAGTGCAAGATGCGTCTACATCGCGTAATATTTTGGGCATTAGCACAATCATCAAAGAAGGTTATGAGGTGCTTGGTGTATTCGAGGTGCAAGCTACATCTTACCCATTAGATGGCAGTGCTTTAATCAATGCAGCCTTTCAGATTTCTGATGGGTTTAATCCTAATCCAGCTACACACTTTGCACTAAGCTCAGCAACGAGCTACATTATGAGTGATTTAGTAAGAAGCACCTATGCCTTAGATGATGTATTAACTAAGTATAGCTTAGGCGCTAACACGATAGGCATAACAGGATATAATGATGACTATGGGGTGCTTACTATTCCTGCTGATGATGGCACTACTTTAACAGGTAACGCGATAGATGAGGTGCAGATTATTCAATTCAATGCAGCAGGCTCACCTATTCAGACTGACACTTTAGCGTGCGTAATTGCAGCAGGAACAATTAACCATTTGCCTCTCATGCCTGCTAACATCAATGAGATGTTTGCGTTAGATGCAGCATGGCATCACTACATATTGAACTTCAGAACTTCGGGAGGCTCACCATGTGCGCGATCAATAGCAGTATTCAAAGCAGCTGACGAATGCAGATTTGATAAGGTAAGATTAGCATGGACTAACAGCAGAGGCGGATGGGACTATTTCAATTTTACTAAACGCTCTGAGGATTCTTACTCAGTGGAGCGCAAACGCTACAGAAAAGTAGTAGGTAATTATGGGACAGCTGATGAAACAACTGAGTTCGGATTTAACACTTACGATAGAGGGTTAACCGAGCGCAGCCCATTCGTTGAGAAGATGATGCGCATACGCACTGACTATTTAACTGAAGGACAGTTCGAATACCTTAAGAATCTTATTTACTCTGAATCAGTCTACATGATTGGAGCAGATGGAAGCGCTACACCGGTAGTAATTGAATCTAATAACTACGTGGCTATTAAGACTCGCAGCTTCGCGAAGACAGACTTAGAATTGACATTGAAATTTAGCAACGATTACACAGCATGAAGCCATCAGTAATATTAACGGTTAAGGCAACCAATGGAGCTGCTGTAGTAGTAGACTTATACGAGAATGAGAGCATAAGCTACTCATCTAATTTTAACAGCGTTTCTGAGTTCACTACCAGGGGAGCTTTCTCGCGTGAGTTTAGAATACCTGCAACGAAGGCTAACGTAGATTTCTTCGGGCAGCAGTATAACGCTAATCTGCTCAATGATGACACTACACAGATTAATGTGCTTCGCAAGATAGAGGCAACGCTGTCAGTAGATACCTTACCCATTGCTGAAGGACACATACAATTTAAGCAGGCCATTACTCAGCAAGGCAAGATGCACGAGTTCGTAATAGCATTCTTTGGAGAGACTGTTGACTTAGCTCGCAGCATTGGAGATAAGCTACTCAAAGAATTAGACTACTCTGATTTAGACCATGAGAATAGTTACGCTAACGTCAATGATATTAACGATGGTACTTTATTCGGTGGAGCTGCATGCTACACGCTAACTGATAGAGGGCAGAATTGGAGCGAAGATACAGCCATAGGCAGCAGAAGGATATTTAGTGATGTTAATCCTATCTATACCGGAGAGCTAACATTAGCACTTCAGGCTAAATGGCTGCTGAATAAGATTATTACTGAAGCAGGCTTTACTTGGAGCGGAACAACAATAGATGAAGAGCTTGAAAAAATGTACGTTCCTTACATAACTAATCCTCTAACGCTTGGCCCATTAAGTAATGACGAGGCTAAATTCTTAGCAGCATTTGCAGGAGCTACAACTTCAGTTACTATTAATGATGCTGCTCCTAATGGGCAAACTAAAAAACAGCTCACAGGATGGACTGAGGCAAGTGATCCTTCCAACAGCTTTGCTTCTAACGTCTACACTTCACAAGGTAATTTCTTAGCTACTTTTTATATCAATGCTAACTTTACTATTCCAGGTGCAGTAGCATTTGCTCAGAATGCTTATGACTTTGTTTTAGGTGTTACAAGAGATGGCATAGAAACGCTTTACCCAATGGGTGCGGGTAGTGCTATTTCAGATACAGTTATAGAATATGATTTTTCAACAGGACAATATATTCAATCTCCTGTTGATCCTGTAGTTTATGCTACCTACACTTTAGACATGCAAGTAGGTGATGAGATACGTTACTATGTTTATGCTCATGCTGGCAGCGCTCAGACTATTTTATTTGGTGCTGCATGTACTATAGGTATTTCATTCGTAACAGGAGAATTACAAGCACAGCCTGTAAGCTTTGAAAAGAATGCACCTGAGCAAAAGCAGATAGATTACTTGCGCGACATCCTAAAGATGTTTAACGCTGTCTTAGTTCCTAATCCAAATCTTCCTAATGCTGTTGAGATTATTCCAATGGTGGAGTATTTGGGAAGTGGTGATGATTACGATTGGACAGGCAAGCTTGACCTATCTAAAGACATTGTGTTTACTCCTGCTTCAGACATCAGAAAGAGAGTGCTTAAATGGAGCTACAAAGAGCAGGGAGATTTCTTCAATGCTAAATATAAGAGCGGTGCTCAAAGAGTGTATGGAGAGCTGCGCTTAACCGATGCAGGTAATGACTTTAGCACAAGTGACTACACTGTTGAATTAACCTTTGGAGCTTCACCTTGTGACCTTATCCCTAACACTAACTACATCATCCCGAAGTATTTTAATGAGACAGGAGAGTTTATGTCACCTGGGCCACGCATTCTTTACAGAAGAGCAAACGAAGAGGCGGCTGTAGTTATGGTTTATGATGAGGTAGCAGAAGATGCAACTTTTACTATTATTCCACTACTTAGCCATTACGCATCTATCCCAACACAGATAGGCACAGATGACTTGAACTTTGGGCAGGAGATTCCTCCACATCCAATAGAGGCCATGCCATTACATACGCTATGGGATAGATATTGGAGAGAGTATATCGCAGAGCTTTATGATTCAGAGCAGAAGATTATGGAGGCTTATTTTAAGCTTAGCGTAACCGATGTATTTGGCTTAAAGTTTAATGATAAGATTTGGGTTAAAGATTCTTGGTGGAGAGTAATAGAGCTAACTGATTACATAGTAGCAGATGAGCAAGTAACTAAGTGCAAGCTTATGCGCTTGTTAGACATTGGAGCGCTATGCCAATACACACCATACAATATTAACGCAACTACAGGAGCAGTTCAGTTTTTAGATTACGATGGAGACACAAGCTACGGATCTCAAGTGTGCTGCGAATATTATGGCTACACTTGGAACGCTGATAAGGGAAGATGCTTCGCAAGCACTGGTACTAATGGTACAGGTGGAATAATTAGCAGTCCTAATAATATAGGAGGTAGCAATATCACTAACACAAGCGGTAATCAAAAGAGTGCTACCGGCATGGGCAACGTAAACCGAGCATCCATTGAGAATAACAACGAACGCATTTTTGTTAGTGGCTTAGGTCATGGCATCAGCCCTAACAATAACTACAGCCAAGCCATGGGCTATCGCAACTTCATTAGACCTAATTTAGAAGGCACTACAGTGATGGGCAGATGGGCAGAGGCAGATGTGAGAGGGGTGCACTTTGGTGGAGGTACTTGGTACGATGGTACTTCTGACTTTGGAACAACTATACCAGGGCGCTCGCAGCACGGCTTTATTCAGCTTATGGGGTTAGCTTCACTCACAGCTAATCCAACTAACGTGAATCTGTTATTGGATGGAGTAAATGGTGGCACTATTGCTATGCCAACTGAGACTGTGTGGATGGTTAAGGTGTACATCTCTATTCTTGAATATGATTACAACGTAACTGATTTCACAGGTAAGGTAGCGAGCCTTGAATATAGTTCTATGATTTGGAAGGATAAGGTAACTCAATACAGCTCTAATCCAATTTTAGTTAATCAGTTTAGTAATGTATGGGGTGCTAACCTATTTGATTTATATATGCCTGTTGTCAGCAACAAGGTAGCGCCATACATCGCATGTAAGACCACAGGTAAGACTGCTGTAATAAGCGCAACGATTCAATACACTCAAACTAAATTCCAACGTACACCTATAATATGACAAATCCTTACGAAGATATTATCTATAGTATGACTTTACTACGGTCAGGAGTACCTGGCAAGAGTAAAGAATTTCACCAAGCAAGTGGCATCTATCATGCAAGGCTAAAGGTGTGGCAAATAAGGGCTATTAATTACACTATATTAATAACAGGGGTAAGCTTAATTGGATTAACAATTTATAGTATAGTATAATGGCTACACAAGAGATGATATTAAAACTCTCCTTTAATGACGAGGGTACTTTTCAAGGTTTAGAGGAGATTAATCAGGAGCTGCAAACAGTAGACAATTCTACGCAGAAATTAGAGAAATCTACTAAGACTTTAAAGCAGCAATACGCTGAGCTGAAAAAACAGCAAGATCAATTCGATCCAGGCACAGAGAAATTCAATGAGCTATCTCAAAAGATGGGAGAGCTGAAGGATAGAATGAATGATGCTGCCGAAGCTGTTAAAGGAAATACGGGCCCTGCTATTGAAGGTATGAGCA